GATGTTGGAAGAATAGATGTGAACCAGCTTAGTTGATTTCCAAGATTTTTTCCATAATTTGGATTTGATATGGTTTGTTTTTTATCGTAATTAGATGAGTAAAAATTCGGAGATCCTCTTAGTTTAGAAAGCTTTGTACTGAATAAATTTACAAGACGTTGCATATCTGGTGGAAATGGATAGTTATAATTTTCAAGATCTATTTGTATTACATCTTCCATACTTTGCAGACAATTTAACTCACACGTATCTATATCTGAATTGTTAATAACAAAGTTTTCTATTTTTTCGTACACTCTTTTCCCAAGAGAATTTAAAGAACTTGAAGAATTTCCAACAATTGGACCTAAAAATTGATTGAGAAGAACGTTTCTGTTTATCAAAGATTCCTGAAGAATATAAGATTTTATTGTTCCGATCGCATCAAAATTTTCGTTTATTTTGGATAATCCGAATGCTCCGCTAACAGGATAAATGTTAAACATATTACTTTGTCCCGTAAGAATTCTTGTGCGGGTATTGTAAAAATATTTGTTTATCCAACGCATACCTGTCCAATCACCATATGCTCTCAAATTATTAGGATATACGTCAACAGTATCTATTCTGTTTATGTCTCCGGCTGGAACTTGTACGAAAGGGTCGAATATTTTATATAAATAAATCTTCTTATCAAAATTATGCACCACCCAAAGAACATTTTCAGTATCACACGCAATTGCTTCAATGCTCTGGTATTCATTTGTTAGATTGGTTGCACTTCCTACCGTAAATGAAGTGACATCATTTCCACTTTTTAAACGAAGAATGTCTTGTTTGTTGTATGAAGCATAAACAAATTGGTCTTTATCGACTGCCAAAGGACCAAGTCCGCTATAACCACTAAGGGGATAGTTTGGTTCAATGTTTCCGGTAGTTGATTTGTATTTGTAAAGATAGTCGTTTCTTTCTAGAATACTTGAGTTTGGATTCAAATATGTCATCACAGTCATGTAAAGATTATTGTCTCGATCAATTAAAAGTTGTTGTGGACTGAATAGTGTTGGAAATTCTTTTGCCCCTAAAAAGTCTCCGGAAGAACTGAATTTTATAAGATAAGGTTTTAATGGATTGGAGTAAGTTACCCATATGTTGCTGTCCAAATCTGTTTCCACGCACGTAGGAAGCATGGTTCTTTCATTTGCATATATTCCACTCAAAGGTCCAAACGTGTAATCTAAAAATACTTCGATAGGTATTCCATTTAATGTTTCTATTGGAGATCCGCTAAAAGTGTGAAGAATTGAAAAATCAACGTCAGGATATCGGGGATATGCCACCCGATCAATGTATCCTGTATTTTTGTTTAAACGTATGCAAGAACCAGAAGTATATAAAGTAACCCAGGCATTCGCTTCCCCGTCTAGAGCTATAGAGGAGGGTGTTGCTCCACTAAGTGGACCCAAAAAGTTTTGATAGTTTACAGATACCGCTGTGGCACTGAGGGAACTTACAGTTTGTGTAAGTGCATTTGAAAGGTCAACTTCAAAAATTATTTCTCCGTTCTTGGTTAATTTAAAAATTTTATCTCGGTCAGAATCTGCAAACCACACTGCATCATCTTCGGAAGGACTTACCGCCACGGCAAACGGATTTCGAAGAACGTTTTGATATACAGTAGGTGAGGATTGATTTGCTGTTAAATGCAGAGATATGGTGCTTTCACAGGAACTGTACTCTCTGTATTTGTTATATCTGTATATTTTAGAAGCCACGGCAGAAACTGAAGTCAAGCTTATAGAAAACGAATCCAGACCTTGACCAAGCCATGAAAACGGAGAATCTTTTGCAAAATAAGGATTATCAAAAACTTTTACAGATGCCGTCAATACAACATTTTCAACTGAATATGGGCTTGTAAAATAACCACTATAAAATCCTCCGGTCCTATTAATTTTTTTTATAGATGTATTCGGGTAAAAATTTATTCCTTCTAAAACTTTTTGTGTGCACAATGAAACCAAATCACAAGAAAGATCATAAAAATTTCCTGTATTATTAAAAGTAAGAAGAGGATAATGTTTTGTAGAGTAATTTTGGTTGTCTTTTAATTTTATAAAAAATGAAACAGGATAATTTTGCCATTTAATTGGATTAATATAAAAAGACTCATCTGTGTATCCTTCTCCGTCTATTCCGTTTGTTGTTATGCTTAAATTTTCTGCGGCGTTATATCTTATTTTTATGGGAATGACAAGGGAATTGAAATTGTAAAGAGGAAGTTCACTAAAGTTTTTTGTATAACTTTCATTTAAAATATCATCTTTTGTTGGAAATTGTGAAATATCAAGTTGTGTGAAAAGAAAAACCGGAGGTTCTGATGTTAGATTTTTTGGGTATTGATCAACATAATAAATCGTGACCGTTCCACTAGTTCCTGCTAATATAGATCCTTCGAAAGGATATGAAGACTCAAGAATTTGTCCGTTAGAAACATAAACATAAATTGGATCCGATGTGGTAGCAACCGAGCTTAAAATTCCAAAAGAATTTTCAACTCTTTCTGTGAAAAAAAAGTAGGATTGCAGATGAGCCCAAGGATCTTTTATATAATTATTAAGATTCAAATAATCCGAATTGCTTCCACTTGCATAAAAATATAAGGTGTATCCTGTGGAGGACACGGCAGGAAGAGATTGCCAAGAATTAAATCTTTGAATTTCAATTGCTCCAGTGGGTCTCCCGCTATTGTAAGAAGCTATTTTTTCATTATCAAGATATTCAGAATGCAGAAAATCTCCCACATAATTGTATGCTGTAACCTGAAATGTTTGACACGTCAGTGTTGCATTTCCTGCACTTGAATATGCATAAAACGTTACGTTATAAATACCGGGCCAAGGATAAAAATGCGTGGTACTTAAAATGTCTGATGTGGTCCCATCTCCAAAATTCCAAAGACCTTTTTTGTCGCTAATCAACAAATTATCCGAAGATAGCGTGGCAACAAAAGTAAATGGGGTTACTTCAAGTGTGTATGTACTAAGCGATTGAAGCCCGGTATAATTTGTTACACTTATGTTTACGTATGTGCATGCCATGTTTATACCGATTCAACGACAATTTCTATTCTTTCCAAGAAATTATCCCTGTCGTAGAGATAAGGAAATTGAAAATATTGTAAATTTATGTTTTGTGTGGAGGTGTATATGTCTTCGTTTGCGTAAACACTGTTCCAATAAAGTATGCTTATTCCGTCAGTTTCTAATATTCTACCGTCTTCAGCTATTCTTCGTGTATAAAAACTTTTTACACCGTCTATATTTTGAACAGAATTATTTAAATCTGTAAGGTTTACAGTTTGTCCCAAAAGAACATTATTCGGATCAAAATAATCCTGGAATATTTTTGTTATAACGCTTTTTATTTCATCATCATTAATTCTGGAATCAAATTTTTTAACAATGATTAATTTGGTTTGCTGATAAATGTCTTTGTTTAATGTTTCTACAGGAAGAGAAATTCCCAAATTAAAAGCCATATACATGGGATCTGAGTAGATTACTTCAGATGATGTAAGCTTTATAGGATCGACATAATTTTCAATAAATTGTTTTTGGGCATCGGTTACAAAATTATTGTTAACTTTTACAGAATTTGCTTGTTTTAATTTGGGAACAAGATAACAATAAACATTATTAAAATTGCATGTGTCTGCAAAAGTTATTTGGTTATAAAGTACTCGACTCTCTAAAGAGGGATATTTCAAACCTATATTATAAAGATATTGCATGTGGCCGTTTAAAAAGTCTTTATTGTTCACCACTTGAACATCATGAATTATGTTTTTAAAAGTGGTTGATATGTAATTTCTGAAATCTTCAGCGGTTATCAAACGATATTGTCTTTTAAATGTGTTTGGGGAATTATCGCGAATGTTTGCAACCGTTTCTGGTTCTCCGAATTTTGTGGATGGATCTGTGTTTGTGAATGTCAAAAAAGAAAACTGTTCTGGGGTCATGTAAGTAATGTTTTCGTTTTTTGTATCGTTTAAAACAATCGTATAATTTAAACTACTGTAAGAGAAAAGACTATTGCCGTCCAAAGTTCCCACACCAGCTTCACCAGGAGTTCCATCACTTTTCATGTAAAAAACCAAAACCTCATCTCCACTGTTTAATTTTTTTCCGGTTATGTCATTTCCGAATTTTATTTCATATCGACCGTTTTCGTTGTATCTAAGTTCGTAAACAGTGTCTTGATTTTCACTCAAAAACAAATTAGGAACTTGTGTCCACAAAGACCATTTTTGGGTTACTTTATCTTTTATATATACGTTGATAGTGAAATGATCCACAAAAGGTGAGTTTCCGTCTTGATCCACCAAAACAACCCTTAAAACTTCAAAATTTTCACCTATGGCAATATAAAGAGGATATTCGGTATAATTTCCTTGATACAAAAGATTATTTTTTGAAAGTTGATCGAGGGATGTCTGGCCGTCAGTGGTTTTAGTAAATGTTACATCTTCTTTAAATGAAAAATGAATTCCGTTAACTATAAAATAGGTGTATCTTGGAATGGTATATGTACCGGCTGGAAGATTTTCGCTGGCTA